TACTAATATTGGAGTTTCCTCAGTACCAAATTATTTTGCTTGGGGAACAAATGAAGTATTAGTAAGTAGTACAGGCATTTATAAAATTCAGTTTAATGGAATTGTAGTTGTAGCAGGAACACAAATAGTAACTTTAAACTTGTATGTAGGAACAGATATAGTACATTCAGTAAGCCCAGTTATACATGGCGTAACAGACCCTCACTTAATAGGGTTAAATTATGTTGGACCTGTAACGGCAGGAGAAGCTATATATGTGGGTAGAGTAGGAGATGGAGCCCAGGCTCTTAATTTCGATGCAAACTCTACATTATTAATAGAAAGGGTAGGCTAATGCCACCAGAGCAGGCAACAAACGGAAAAAAGGCACAAGTACTAGGCCCAGGAACGTTGGTTCCCCTTGGCCTAGTAGTAACTTTGTGTGCAGGAGTAATGTGGATAAGCAATCAATTGAGTGAAATCAGATTTAAATTGGATACATTAGATCAAAAGTTTGAGAATCAATGGACTTCCCAGGATATGGAGAATTGGGCATTACGATTTAAAATGGCAAATCCAGATATAACTCTACCAAATGTAGATTAATCCAACATATGATTTTGTTTTAGTGCTCGTAATATTCTCCAAGTATAGTTTTCCTTTAAGGAAGTAAGAGTGGAGACAATATTAGAAAATTTTCTTAATAGTTCTTCATCAACTTTGGATTTAGCTATGATTTCTTTTAGATCTTCAATAGCTGATTGAAGATATTTTTTTTCTTCCTCTGATAAAGCTGATTCTTTCTTTTTAATATCTTTTGATGTTTTCATTTGAGTATCTTTACTGTATGTCCTTCCTTTTCATAGTGGCGTTTTCTGGCTTCAGAATGGCTTCTTAAATATTTTTCTTTATCCATGAAATCATAAATATATACCAGAGGCTTTGTTTCATGTCTTCTTAAAGCTCGTCCTAGAGCTTGTAAAGTTGCTATTTCTGATTTCATTCCTCTTGCATTGATGAAGTGAGTGATTTCCTCAATGTTAATACCTGTTTGGAGGATTTTAGTGCCAATGAGGACGCTAGACTTTTTACATCCTCTGAATCTAGATATAGCCTTATACCTTTCTCCGATGGAGTTCGCTCCTTCAAGAAACTGGCATGATTCTCCAAGTAAGTTTTCCAAGGTTCTTCCATGATCAAGTGATTTGGTAAGTATAAGTATACGGGCTCTTCCATTATTTTTCTTGATATCCTCCGTTATATTTTTGATAAGGTCATTTCTTTCCTCATTTTGAACAATATACTGTTCATATACATCTAAATATGCTAAATCTTCATCTGCCCCACTACAATCATAATCTCTATCTATTAGCTGAATTATTGGTTTTGCTAATTTTTTTTGCTCCACAAGTTCTGCTGTATTTACAACTTGTAAAACCTCTCCTAAAGCACCTTTTAAATTATGGATGGATATTTCTTCAGAGGGGGGAGTAGCTGTAAACCCAAATCTAAACATAGCATTAGGAAAAGATTGAATAGCGGGCAAATTTACCTTCCCCTTACAAAATTCATGGCATTCATCTACCATTAATACTTCGGCCTCTTTAAGGTGTGTGTCCAATATTTTTTCTATACTTTGCACGGTGCATAGCATTATATTTCCATATTCATAACCCTCTCCAAAGCAAATCCCTACATTTTCTATTTTACAGGTCTGCGTAAGGAATTCATGAGTTTGTTTAAGTAATTGCTTTGCGTTGAAAAGAATAACCATCTTTCTTCCTGATAAAGCTTTAATTAAGCCAGCCATAATCAGAGTTTTTCCTGATCCTGTGGGGGATTTAATAACCCCTCTCATTTTGCCTAATCCTTGTTCTATTAGTTCATGTTGATAGTCATAATACTTGAATCCATCAATTGTTATAATTTGATGGTGATACCATTCAGAGGTGATTGAGCGGGAATATTCAATCTCTGGCTCACATTCTATTTTTTTTAAATCTTTTAGGATACTAGGCAATAATCCCGTTCTAAAAACTCCTGACCTAGATATGAAGTGCTGTTTTCCGTCCCACCTACGACTCCTGTAGGCATTAGAATACTCAGCACCTTGAATTTTATACGAGTATAATTGGTACAAAGCATTCAATAGATCAGGATTATCGGTCTGTATCCTAGATTTGATGATGTCAACTACTATTTTCATTTGTACTATTATAGTATAAAGGAGATTTTTTATGTTAGATAATAGTCCTGCTGCTACAGAAGCGAAGCAGCAAATTATTGATGATTTATTGCAGGAATTACCTAGTGATAACGATGTAGAAGTAGAATTACCTTCAGAAGGAAAAATTTACACCCTTCCTAACCCTGCTGCGCCTATAACTTTGCGCCCTATGACTTTTGATGATGAAAAACACATTGTAAGTGCTAAAAAGAGTGCTGACCCAGTAAATTTGATTTTAAGCAGATGTGTTAGTAATCTCAATATTAATGAAATTATTGCTATAGACAAATTATACCTAATAATGAAGCTAAGAGAAATTTCATATGGGGATGATTATAACACAATGTTAATTTGTAAGAGTTGTGACGCAGAAAATCCTTCAATTATTAAATTATCAGAATTAAATATTAATCCTGTTCCTGATGATTTTACTGACCCTATTGAAATTACTCTACCTACTTTAGGTAAAAAGGCAAAAATACGAATTCCTAGAGTAAAAGATGAAAGATACTTAAAAGATGCAGAAGAAGCTTTAGATAGATTATGGAGATTTGTTGAAGATATTGATGGACATACTGATAAATCTATCATTGCGGCTGTTATTGAAAAATTACCCGTTAAAGATAGTAGATCAATTTTAAATGCTATGAAGACTGATTTTGGTGTAGACACAAAAGTTAAGTTAAAATGTACTTCATGCGGGGAGGTTTCAGTTGTTGATCTACCAATTGATGCAAATTTTTTCGATGTGAATTAGAAGATGTAATTGAAGTAGATTCTCTCTTACTAGAAGCCTATATACTTGTAAATAAAGGAAAATTTTCTTATACTGATGTCAAAAGTATGACGAGAACCGAAAGAACTATTTTTCTTAAGTTATTAAAAGAGGATTACGAGAGGCAAGAAAATGCAGTTAAACGGAATTCAACTAGCAGATAGGCATAATAGACCTAGTGTAGGGTCAAAAGTAGCAATTAGAACGTTTTTCTTAAATGACGGTGCTTATGTAGATCCTTACGACATTAGTGGAGTAACTATATTTTCAAAACTTTCTAATGTTACTCCTGCTAGTATTATTGATTCTAGCAATGGAATCATTCAAAGTGATATTGATCAAGCTAAAGTCGTAATGGCTTATGGAGTTTCAGGAGACCCTACTACCTTAGTAAATGGTGTCTTGGATAGACATAATGGAACCTGTGATGTTACTGGTACTAATTGTAGAGTAACGTCTCAAAGGTTAGACAATGCTGTTTGGTTCCCTCCTTATGTTCCTGCTACTAATGCTAGTGGAATTTATAGAGTAGGTGAGGGAGATTATATTGCAGTTTTAGATGGTACTATCAATCTTTCTGGAGCCTATTACCTAAGCGATAACTCCTTTGAAGTAGCTAACACAGCTTCTTCTGTACAAAAGTATATTGATGTTTGGACAGTAAAGCTTTTCCAAGATTCGGATTGGCAAGTATTCATCAATGAATTCCAACTATACAATGATTCATTCCTGTCTCTCACTGAGCCGCTACTTCTTACTCCTTCTAACAAATTAGTAAATAAGCATTTAACTCTAGGTTCTAAAGTTAATCTTAAAGTAACTACTGAACTAACTGTTAATAATAAGGAACTTAGTCAAGAAGTTAAAAATATTGTAGAGGACTTCAACATTAGTGACGCTACGTTTGCAATTCAAAAAGTTAATGAAGACTCCGTAAACTTACCTGCTAGAGTAGATGTTGCTACAACGGGTGGAGTGTTAGGAGATATGATTATAACTTCTGATAATACGATGGTTGCATCATTCGACACTAACTTGATTGATTTTGGAACTAGCAACGTAACAGCGGGAGTCCCAGGTACTTACATTCTTACTGCTACTTATAGTTTTTTAAACCAGAAGATAGTAACTAAAGGTTTCTACTTTGTTATAAATTAATTTTCTTTCTATTTTTTCTAAAAAAGGCTACAGCCTTAGTAAATAGAGTAGGGAGAAAATTATGCCGCGAGCAATCAGAAACTTAAGTCTTTCCGCACAAGGATCAATTGGCCCAGGAGGGGCTTTAGGTGGAAGTGCTAATCCTTCAGGAGATACTTCTGCATGTGTATTCCAATATTGGAAAGTAACCACCCATTTTTTAATGGGAGCATGGAAGAGATATTGGCAGTACGGTTCTGAACCTACACCTGTTGGCGGGCTTGAAGGCAATCCAGTATCAGCATGTCCATATCTAGATGGTAATTATGTAACCTTGCAAGGTCAGGTAACTACTAATATATCGAAAGTACATGCTTCTTATTGTTCTGGGGCATGGAATCCATTAGGAATTCAACTTTTCTTGGATGATTATTACAATACTTCAGGAGGTTATAGTACCTCTGGTTCTTTTACTACGGCTCAAGTAGGGGAGACTAGGGTAACATGGGATGATAATACAGATGTAGAAAGTTATTGTAATGAACCGTTTACAACTACTCTAAGTATCCAAGATGGAGACTATAATCCCAGCTTTGATACGTCAGCTAACTTTACATCAGAATTTGTGAAAGCTTTATATGATGCTAAAAGGGTATGTCCTACCTTTGATCCGAATATAGTTGCAGGTTAATTTTATATTCAAAATTATATTCTATAGAATTTCCTAAAACCCACTCAAGTAAGTTAATATTTTTTACATGTGCCTCGTTCCAGTCCTTACATTTTTCAGGTAAGGGGCATATGTTGATTTTGGGCATTCTACGCTCTTTCCTGAGCGTTTCAAACTTTTCGATGCCTCTCCTCCCTGCTTCATCGTTGTCATATCCTACGACAATTTTTCCCTCAAAAGTGGACAATATTTCGGCTTGACGAGGACTTACGGAACAGCCGAGCGTGCAAGTAGCATTTACCCCTTGAAGTTGCAGGGAACGCGCATCTAACGGTCCTTCGCAAATAACTAGATGATCCATATCTTCTTCATAAGGATAAAGAATATCCGAAGACCTTGGAGCTATTTCTATAGACGGGTTCAGATACTTTGGTCGAGCATCTAGAAGGGTTCTTCCTTGAAAGAAATATACTATACCGTCTTTTGAAAAAGGAATAATAATTCTATTGTGAAACTTTCCTTCCATGCACAAGTAGAAAGGAGCTTCCTCTTCCTCCTCTTCATGAAACATCTTTCTCCCAAAAAGGAAGGACCACGCTGCAAGCACATTCTTATCTTCACTATAAGCAGAAGACAGGTTGATTGGCTGTAGTTCGCTCGTATCTAGCTCAAGCTGTTGTTCGGTTCTATCTAATTCGGGAACTTCCTCTCCGATGAATTCAAAGTTCCTAATAAGCAAATCTTTTTGCGCTTTAAAATAAGGAATATTTTCAGCCTGGGCATAGAAGCTGACGAAGTTTCCAGACCTCCCACTCTTAAAGCATTGCCATAGACCGCTATCTATATTGATGCTAAGGTGTTTCTTCCAGTCGTTATTAACGAAGAGAGACTCCATGATAAATTCCCTGCCGCTGGCGGATAGTTTGCCAGAAGTGGAAAAGTTTTGGAGAATATAGTCTCTAATAAATTGAGGTGCTAAAATGTACATATCTACTATATCAGAGTCGAAATACCAGACTTTTAAACAATGTCGTTTAAAATATCGTTACCGTTACGTTGACCGACTTCCCGAACCAGAGGGGGCAAATGTAGAGGCTCTACATTTTGGTTCTTATATCCATAAGGTACTGGAAGAGGGAGTAGCAGCCACTAATAAAGAGGATCTACTAAAGATCGCTGAAGAGGCTAAGGAAACCTATAACGTAACAAAGAAGTACAACGGTAAGGATCTTATCTGTATTGATAACTTCCTGAAGTTCAATGCTAAGTTAGCTGAGACAGTATCTACTGAACAAGTATTCCAAGTAGAAATAAAAGATGATATAACTCTCAATGGGGTCATTGATAGAGTAATCAAAGGAAGCGATGGAGGATACTTAGTAATTGACTATAAGACTTCTAAAAGAGAGAAGACTAAAGTTGATCTGTATCAGGACACCCAGCTAAAAGGATATGTGTACGCTGTAAGCAAGCTATACAATGTTCCTGTTGCTAATATTGTAGCAGCTCATTACTATCCTTTGACTAACAATTTCGTGTCTGTACAGTATAGCCAAGCTCAAATTAACAGGTATCTCTTTAAGATCGTAGATGAGATCTGGAAGATACGAAAGCTGAAGAAGAAAGAGTTTTGTGCAACGAAGAACGACTTCTGTAATTGGTGTCAGTACAAGCCAATATGCCCAGAGTTTAACTCTGGGGTAGAAGTTACTAAGCGTATAGAGGAACTAAAAGCTACTTCTTCTTCAAAGTCCCGAAAATAAATGGACGATATAATTCTATATCTATAGAATTAAAAAAATGAAGTACTTGCTCAGGTGAGTACTTACATTTTTTAGTTAGATAATTATAGAGCATTTCTATTTTTATAGGTTTCTGTTTATCCAAGGCAGAAAGTAATTTTAATTGAAAATGCTTTATAAATTTTTCTGAATAGTTATATCTCCATTTTTCCACAAACTCTATACTTAATGTTTCATTTAATAGATCTATAAAATCAATAATCTCAATATCTAAGTTATTACTATACATATTTTATTAGGAGTTAGTTATATATAACAGGAAGCCATGACTAGATTTTCAACAGAAATTAAAAACTTTTTTGAGCAAGTAGGGATGGATGAAGAAGGCCAATCTACTGCTGATTTAAGTATAGTTCCTGAAGATGACTCTTGTGCAGTCCCAGGAGATTTTTTAATCTTTAGATATAGGCTGGGTATAGGTAAAGGAAGTAGAGCCTTTAGACTATTTTTAGTTATTCAGCCTGTTACAAAAACTAGAACACAGAGGCCAGGAAAACCTAATAGCGGGGGATTTTTAGCTACTGGATTTAAGGTTCCTTTACCAGGAGATTATTCAACAGACTCATTATTTAGTCTATATAATGATAAGAGTCTTCCTGAAGAAAATTATAGAACTTATATTTTAGGAAATATTCATGGATCTTTATACAGACTCAGACCCAAGGTAAAAGAAGAAGAAGAAGAAGAAGAATAAATGGTTTTAAAAGAAGTAGCAGTAACTGGGCTTCGCA